GACAATTCAAACCAAAAAGGAATCTACAACATGACAGAACAACTGGATATACAGCTTGATACACAACTACGTGGTGCGGGGTACGCATTCACTACACGCGACATTCTATGGGACGGGGAATTGCACTACATAAATGGGGACGCTCCGTTTAACATCAAAGGATGGTATGTAGCAAAATCGCGAGCACTTGGCACAACGACAGTTCGCACGATCTATTTAGGGGAGTGGATAAAAAATGAGAAGCAGGTCTTCCAGGCGACGACAGCTAAACTTTCAAAACAACAGCAAGCTGAACTTGGAGAAGAAGAAGCGCAAGAAAGAGCGCGAGCAAAAAGAGCAAAAGAATCTTTGCAAGGCGAGAAAGCCCTCCATAGTCTCAGGGAGTGGGAACGCTTCGTTCATTGCGAAGAGGCTACGGAGTATCTTGAACGGAAAGGGCTCTGGGAATTAGCAAAGAGGTGCGGGGTAGATGTAAAGAGCGCCTTCCTTGGCGCAAAGATCGTCCGTGAATCCGGTGAATGCGTCCTTAAAATCCCCATGACTGACATTGCCGGAAAGTTGTGGGGAATCCAGACCATTGACTCTAATGGTAGCAAACATTTTGAAGACGGACAAAGAATTGAACAAACCAAGCTTTTCATGGGACAATTAAACCCTAAAGGCGTGGTGTATATCGCCGAGGGGTTCAGCACAGGTGCCACAATCCACTTATGTACAGGAAAAACCGTATGCGTGGCTTTTGGCGCTGGGAATTTCTCAGGAATCGCGGAAGCTCTTCGATCTAATTACCCTCATCTCAAAATTGTCCTATGTCCAGACAACGACATATACAAACTCGGAGGAGACTTCCGCCCTCTTGAGACTGGTTATCACGCGGCCCGAATTGCTTGCTCCCGAACTGCATCGACTCTTGTTAAGCCGTGCTTCGACAATCTCCCAAGCGAAACAAAGCCCACAGACTTTAATGATCTATTCCTTCTCGCTGGCGCTGAATCAGTCGCCCGTCAAATTAACGAGCACCGGGCACTACTTCCAATAGAGTACGTTCCTACGGAGCATTTGGGGTTCTATGCGGAGACACTTGTTGCGGGGAAGCTTATAAAGCAACCAAAGACCGACGATCTTGTTGCATTCTATCTTAGGGACAATCCAACAATTGTTCTTAATAGAAGCAAAATAATCTATTCGTGGGAGAAGTCCCATTACGAAGAGGTTCCACGGGGAACAGTGGAACATTTTGCAGAGCATCATTTCCAAAGGGAGTACGGGGAGTTCACTTGCGACAACCGCCTTGCCGGAGAATTTGTTGGTAAGCTCCAGCGCCACAATCACGTTATTGATGAGTGGTTTCATGAAAGTACAAAACGTCTCGTTAATTTCCAAAACGGCGTCTTGAATTTTGATTCGGGGGAGTTTCTTCCTCATTCGCCAAAGTTTGGTTTCCGCGCTGTTCTCCCCGTAGAGTACGACACTAAAGCTACGGCACCCACTTTTGAAAAGGTCCTAGCAAAGATTCTACAAAATGATACTGAGCGCATAGACGCTGTTTTGGAGTTCTTCGGTTACTGTCTTTCAAACGACGAATGTTGGGCACACAAAGCATTGCTGCTACTCGGAGACGGCTCAAACGGAAAGAGTACAATTCTTGAAGTGCTACAGGGGCTTCTCGGAGAGAAGAACTACTCCGCAAAAAAAATGCGCGACCTTTCTACGGAAACAGGGCTCTACTCTCTTGTGGGTAAAGCCGCCAATATTTGCGCCGACGATTCACAATCAAACTCTCAAAGAGACTTCGGAGGAGAAGATACATTTAAAGATTTAGTTTCGGGGGGAACTATTGAGGCCCGCAAACTTTACTCCGACGCCGATAAATTTAAAAACCGCGCCAAACTCGTTTTTGCTTTTAACAAATTTGATAAACTACAAGACTTGTCGTACGGGTATGCACGAAGACTTCTTATCATTCCCTTTGAACTAAAAATTCTAAAAACAGACCCGGACTTTGACCCATTTATTCAAGACAAACTCCAGCTAGAACTTGCGGGGGTTTTTAATCTTGTAAGAGAGAAGTATTTAAGAGCCAAGGCGCGGGGAAGTTTAACCGACCCAAAACGCTCGCAGGAGAAGCTCGAAGACCTCTCCCATGAGTCCGATTCGGTGAGTATTTTTTTAGAAGATAACCTTTTAATAAAGACAAAAAGGAACGAGGAATTCTTCTCCGAAACGCCGGAAAAGAGGCCCGAATGGTTCAAAGAAGAGACGGGAAAGAAGTATCTTTTAACCAAAGAATTGCACAAAGAATACGCAGAGTTCTGTAAAGAAGACGGGCATAAACCGTTCGCTCGGAGCCACTTCGCAAAGCGAGTAGCCGAGACGCTGAGCCGACACGGAATTGAGGCGCAGTGCACAAGAAAGAGGTTTGGAATGGTGCAGCAAAAAGTTGTTGAGTTTTGATGCGGTGAGTAGGGGTGCGTTGAGTAGGGGTGAGCCACGGGTGCGGCGGCTCAAAAAGGGGCGGCGGCTCAGCCACGGCTCGGATTTTCCCAAACAAATTAAAGCACTTACCGTATTTTGAGCCGTGAGCCGACACTTTTCTTATTTTTAAAAGTTTTATAAAGAAGAATATAAAATATGAAAAATGAATTTCCTCGTGTAGCGAAAACTTTATAGAAATGAGCCGCGGCTCGGCTCACGGCTCACTCCCCGCGTCATTTCCCCGTTGCTTATTTATTTGGCGCGTCCTATATAGCTCAAAAAGGAGGCAATGTGGAAAGAGACTTACAAATTTGTTTTGCGAAGGTTTTTGGGGAGCTTGAAGAGTCCCACAAAATGGGGGGCACATTTCTTTTTTGCGACGACGAAATCAACGCCGCATGGAAAACCTTTTCGCTAAAACTATTTCTGGAGCCGTCTTTGCTTTTTTGGGAAATGCACAAAGAAGCTTTACGGCGTTTCAAAGAGCAAGAATGATTGTCCTATGGGGCTCTACAAAAACCCGACTAACGACACTCCACGTGGTAGCGTAAAAACTCCCCTTTTAGGCCGTAGATCGGGAAGCTCGAACAGGTCCTTCCGATGGGTCTCGCTGGCCCCCCGGTTGCTTGATTCCCGGAATCTTGCGTGTGTTGTCCGGACAGTGTGTGTAAAAGCTGCCTAAACTCACCACCTTGAGTCACATCAAGCGCAGCGTATTGGTCGCTAGGGTATTGACGTGTAGCACAGGCGTTCAATGTGAGGCCTATTAGAGCGGTTATAAGCGATTGTTTAAGTTGTTTCATTTTTAGGCACCTTTTGGTTGTGTTGTCTCATTTAGGACAACGGTTGTTATGTTTAAAAGCATAAAAAAAGGGAAGTCGCGTTCAACAAAGCATTTTCGTTGCATCAGTTCACAAAGCGTTTTTGCCGCTTCATTTTTTGGGTAATAATATTTTTTGCCCCCGTTAATTTGGCTCATGAGTTCAAGCTTCATTGTTCCTCCTCTTCCGCTTCTAAAAATTCATTACGTTCCATTCCATCATGTCCTTAATATCGTCTTCAGACATGTATTTTATGCACTCCATGATTACAGCGTCTTTATCTAGTAGTCCCTCTTCGATCATTTCTAATAGTTTGTTAGTGTATTTTCGGCTCATTTTTCTATCCTTTCTAAAATACCGTCGCTTATTAGTTGAGAAGTATACGTTTCGTAGTAATCAAGGTTTTGGTCGTATTCGGACATCATTTTAGAAACACTCACAACACCACTTGAAACGGTACAACAACAATCTATGTACACGTGCCAAGCTGGAGTGTCCTCTTCGTAAGGGTTCTCATTACTTTGGTTGAACCTGTACAGCACGTCTGGAATCTCAGTAATTATTTTAATAGTGCTCATGATTATTCCTTGGCCTTTATTTGGGTGTTTTTGAATTTTTTGCACGGAAGCGTGTTTTCCATACTTGGATTATTCCAAAAATCAGTATCCCTATTTGGTACTCTACAAGACAAAGTATTATCGTCTAAATCTATGATGTAAACATACTCTACGTCTCCGGAAAGCCCGTCCGTTGGCTCGTACGCTCCAACTTTCCAACCCATGGACGGGTCTTTTTTATCCGGTTTTGCGGTAAAGCGCTTTTTTGTGGTTACTACTTTGCCCTTAACTACGTCGGTGTCTTGTAAGTACTCCGAGTGCCCGTGGACAACCAACCAACCCGCCGACTGAGAGACATTCGCGCGAAGTCCTTCAGAGTAAAGTTTCACGAATTCCTTAAGACTTTCTCCGGTCGTTTCCGGATATCCGTCCGAATGTCTGTAAAAATAAAGTGTAGTATATTTATCTTTTAAAATAATGTTTGCGCGTGTACTCATACTAGGCTCCCCTTTTTATTAATAAATAGTTCTGATTTTAGTTTGCAACCTGCTAACTCATGCTTTTTAATTAAATTTCTAAAAACTTGCTCCGCTTCGCGCTTCGTTGTAATCCAAAAACTGCCCGAAGTGATATCAAGGTCCACTCCGTGGTCTTCGTAGTACTCCGCGTTTGCGAACTCAATACAGTAAGTAATGCGTGTGTGCATGTTTGCTCTGCCGTTTTTAAAATATCTTAGTTCAGTATATTTATTTAACTCCCAGTACCCGTGTTGTTTTAAAGTAATCATTTATTCTCCAATGCTTTAATGGTTTTGTTCACTTTAATAAGCAAGTACACCCAACCACGCTTCTCTAGTTCTGTTCTTAGGAAGTAGAGTTTAAAAAGTGTAGTATCATGCTTGCTCATACATAAAGGTAATGCATGACCCGTGCCGAGAATACCGTCGGGAGCATCTCGTGGAAAAACAATAGCTTGCTCACAATGATACAAAAAAGAAATCGTTGAACTTATGTACACGTGTTGTATCAATACTGGAAACTACACGGAATCTCTCCGCTATTTTAAGTGTTAAACTTTTAGTCAATGTTTATTTGTTTGACACCATACATCACTCGACGCCTTAAGGTATTAGGACGGCGCGTTATTTTTATGCACGATTTTATGCATTTATGCACGCCCGAATCGAGGTGGGTAAAACATGAGTGATATCAATGGTTTGTATCGTACACTCTGGATAGATTGTCCGATATGAATGTCTCAAAATGAGATAACGTATTGTAATCACTTATATCAATATATGCATACCCCTCTTTTATAATTTGGGGGGGGAGGGGGGTCCAATTATTATTTATAGTTATAGTCCCTCTCGTGTCTAAAAATTTTTTTTAATGACCCTAGAAGTGGTCCTGTCGCAAATTGACTTATTAAAATTGCTCCCGCACCCTGAAAAAATGACAGAAATTCCCCCCGAACTTAGTAGTTTTTTGCGCGTGGGCGACCCCGCATCTCTATACTCTCTCCTCCCCACCGAATTAAAACGGCGTGCTACAAACGTAGACCCCGAATATTTTGAAATGCCCGAAGAGGAATTAGAATTAAAAGTAAAACCTCCGGGCTCCCTTAGAATGTTGAAGTACAGACTTTGGGATTGCTACACACAAAACATGGAAACGCTACAACCACTTTCGTACGAGAATATTTGTAGGGGAGTTTGTACTCCCGCATATTTATCAAAAGCAATTTCCCGCAACCCGGCAGTCCTCGCTTGGCTCATGACACCTCCTCGAAAATATGAAGAAGCCGCACACGAAGCGTTGATGTTTGGTTTAGATAGATTAAGGGAAGTATTACAGTTCCCGCTTTGGAATAAAGAGGGAAAACCGGATACAAAAACAGCAGGGCTTATTTTGTCTGTTGTGAAGATGTTAGATTTACGTGTGAAGGGTTCCCCCATTCAGAAGCACGAAATCAAGCAGCATACTTTACAGATCAATGCCTCCGCAAAAGACGTGCGGGAAATTTCTACGAATACTTCAATGGATGAGATTGAAAGAAGATTGCGTGCGCTTCGCGGGGAAGAAGATCGTAGAGAGTTGATCGAAGAGAAGCGCCCGAAGTATGAGTTGTTTAAGACGCAAGAGATTCCCGTCGAACACGAACTGCTCCCGATAAATCCGAAGAAGAAGGATTTTTAAGTGGTAACAGATAAAGAGAAAAAGATTCAGGAATTAATTCTTTTAGAAAGACGTGACCAATTAAAGAGAGGGCTCCCGTTCCTACATGGGTGGAAGCATTACAAATGGTCGCGCGCCTTTTTTGATTCAAGGGATAAAGAAGTTTTCCTTGTCGCCGCAAACCAAGTGGGAAAATCTTCCTCCAATATTCGCAAGTGTATCGACTGGGCTACAGACACGGCCAAGTGGCCTGAACTTTGGAACGTGGGAGCGTTTGGGAATCCGAATCAGTTTTGGTATTTCTATCCCACTAAAGATGTTGCGACGATTGAGTTTAAGACGAAGTGGAGTTTGTTTCTCCCGCGCGACGAATTTAAAAGTCATTCCGTGTATGGGTGGAAAGAAGAATACGATGCGAAGCAAATTGTAGCACTTCATTTTAATTCCGGGGTTAGTGTTTATTTTAAAACGTACAAACAGGATATTCGAGATTTACAAACGGGAACAGTGTACGCCATGTTTTGTGATGAAGAACTTCCCGTAGAGTATCTCCCCGAACTTCAAGCTCGATTGAACGCTACGGACGGATATTTCCATTTGGTTTTTACCGCAACACTCGGACAAGAACACTGGAGACGTTGCATGGAAGAAAAGGGTTCCCTTGAAACGCACAAGGGAGCGCTAAAGATAAATGCTTCGCTTTATGATTGTATGGTGTTTGACGACGGGACCCCGTCCCACTGGACAGAAGAGAAAATTCAACGAGCGATAAATAAATGCCCAACGCAAGCGGAAGTGAAGCGAAGGATTTTCGGAAGATTCGTTGTCTCTGATGGGTTAAAATATTCGTCGTTTGACCCCGAACGAAATTCCTCTATCGCGCACCCCCTCCCCGCATCGTGGTACGTGTTTGCAGGAGTTGATGTGGGTTCCGGGGGACAAAGTGGACATCCCGCTGCGATTGTGTTTGTGGGAGTTTCCCCCGATTACAAGCAAGGACGGGTGTTTAAATCGTGGCGCGGGGACGGAGAGATTACTACCCCCACAGACGTGTTGATAAAATTTCGCGAGATGCGGGGAACAATGCGAATGCAAGCGCAGTTTTACGATTGGGCGTCGAAAGATTTCTACAACGTGGCGGCGCGCTTAGGAGAAAGCTTTATCCCCGCAGAGAAGAATCATGAAATTGGCGAAGGGATTATGAACACGCTGTTTCGTCACAAGATGCTTGCGATACAACGAGGCGGCGCGGACGATCAAGCAGAGAAACTCGTGGCGGAGCTTTCTACGATTTTAGTGACGACTCCTAAAAACAAGGCAATTGATGATTTAGCAGACGCCCTCAGATACACAGTCACCGGGATTCCGTGGGATTACGCGGCGGTGGAAGAAAACCTTGATTTAGAGAAAGCTTTAGAGAACGATTTGAAAGTGAAGCCCCCCGAAAAACCGCTGACCTGTTACGAACTTGTAGACAGGGAGAGGAAAGAGGCGCTCCAAACTCTACGACAACAACCTGAACAGTCCGAGTTCGACGACGAACTAGACGAATGGCAAGACCTTTATGGAAGTTAAGTGCTTTACAGCAGACGATTTGTGTAAGATTATAAAAGAATGTGCGAAATCTGGAGTGAAGACCTTTAAGGTCCAAGACGAAGTTTCCACAACTATATCTTTAGAGTTCGATGTCCCGGAAAATGACTTCGACAATCTAAGCCCTAGCCAAGCCCGCGCTAGGAAAGGTGCGTTTCCCGCACCAAAAAACATGAGCGAAGTAAAAGAAGTCGAAGCCTTAAGCGAACAGCTTGAGATGTTTGATAAAGAACAGGAAAGAATCGACAATCTTTTACTCGAAAACCCTCTTCAATACGAAGAGGAGCTTGCGCGAGGGGCAATAGAGTATGATTCAGAGCAAGAAGGCTAAAGCTGTAAGCGATTTAGTAAAAATAATGAACGAAGCAGAAACGCTGGATAAGGCACTACACGCCGAACAGCGAAGTAACGTGTTACTTGTTTCGGGCGAACACTACACGAAGAAAACCAATCGTGACCACGCAAGAATCAGAGATTCTAAAGCACTCTCGCAAGATCAGAAGCTTAGAATAACGAAAAACCACACACAAAAAATTGTTAAGTCCTACATAAATAATATTGTTTCCCTGGCCCCAGGTGTAGCAGTCCTCCCCAATAACGAACGCGAAGCGCAGGATAAAAAATCTGCGGAGATGAATCAAAGCGTTTGGGAATACGGGAAAAAACGCTACCGCTTGCGCGAGAGAATTAAAGAGTTTGTAAGTGATTTTGTAACAATCGGCGAAGTGATTGTGAAACTCACGTGGGACCCCAACAAGGGCGAGTTCATTGGCTATCAACAAAAGATTGATGAGCAAGGACAACCCATGAGTAATCCAGTAATGGATGATTATGGACAACCTATCTTTGACCCCGCAACAGGGCAACCGCAAATGGAAATGGTGCCGGATGAATCAAAGCCCGTGTTTAGCGGTGACTTTGTGTTTAAGCGCGTTTTTGCGTTTAATCTCCGTCGCCCCAATGGAGTTCAGAATCTTCACGAGTCTCCGTGGATTGGCGAAGTGGATTTGCTACACGTTGATAAAGTAAAAGAGTGGGTAAAAGACGAACCTGAAAAAGTTAAGAAGATTACTGAGAACGACGCTAGTGAATTTTACGTTTTTGATGGGAATAACAACGGATACGAGAATAGAAAAGACCATACGAAAGTAAGTACGATTTTTTATCGTCCGTGTTCCGAGTATCCACAAGGCTACTACTACATTTTCACAGATTCGGTTGTTCTCTTTGAAGGAGAACTCCCCGGTGGAATTTTCCCGCTTGTTTATGCGGGATTCGACGAAGTGCAAACGTCTCCTCGACACCGTTCGATTATTAAACAGCTTCGTCCATACCAAGTAGAGATTAACCGTTGCGCGAGTAAGATTGCTGAACACCAAGTTACGCTTGGAGATGACAAACTACTTGTGCAAAACGGTTCTAAGATCACTCAAGGTGTTTCTTACCCCGGTATTCGTTCCATGCAGTACACTGGCCGCGAGCCCGTTGTACTAAACGGAAGAAGTGGTGCGCAATACTACGAATACATGCTTGGACAAATTCAAGAGATGTACTCTGTAGCAATGCTTGAAGAAGATGCGCTAGAGAAAGACAGTTCCGGCACAGACCCGTTCTCTTCTTTGTTTAAATCTCTACGTCATAAGAAGAAATTCTCTATGTACGCGGAGAAAGTAGAATCTTTCCTCTCTGAACTTTGTGAAACATACTTAAAGCTTGCGAAGTTTTACTTCGACGAGCAAAGAGTTGTTCCAATGGTAGGAAAACATGAAATCGTTAACATGCCTGAGTGGAAAAACACAGAGCCATTAACTTATCAGATTAAAATCGAAGCAAGAAGTGAAGATTTAGAAACGCTGTACGGAAAACAACTTGTTATTAACCACGCGCTACAATACGTGGGGAATAAACTTGAAAGACAAGACATCGGTCGCATGATGCGCTCTATGCCTTTTGGAAATTTTGAAGAAGGGTTTGAAGAACTCACAATTGATTTTGATTTAGCACAGAATCTTATCCTTGCCCTCGATAGAGGTGAGCAACCCGAACCGTCGAACTACGACGACGCGGCTTATGTGATAAAACGTCTTGTACATCGTATGCGCCAAGCAGATTTTAAAATGCTTCCCCCACAAATTCAGCAAGCCTACCAAGGATACAACGAAATCTATTCGCAGCTTGAAGCTATGCAAGCACAAAAGCTGCTCGCTGCTCAAGCAGACTACATCCCTATGGACGGAGCTATGGTTAAAGTGGATTATTACGTGCAACGCGCGGACGACCCATCTAAATCTGAGCGCGCGACTGTTCCTGCGGCAGCAATGGACTGGTTAATTAAGCGTCTTGACGCGCAAGGAATGCAGAAAGAAAAGTTGACTCAACCAGGAATGGCGCAACAATCACAAGTGGACATACTAAGCATGGCACAACAAGGATTCCCACAACAGGGGATTTAGTAACGACAACAAGGAGAGAATGAATGCTAGAAGGACAAATCAGCACAGACACGGTTACGGAAACAACGGGGTTAGAGGTTTCGCAAAACGCGGCAACCACTCCCGCAATAGAAACACAAAATACAGAAACGGCAACGCCCGCAACGGATATTCTTTCTGCAAATCCGGCGGCTCCTGCGTATTCCCCAAATTATAAATTTAAAGTACACGGAGAAGAGCGCGAATTTGATGACTGGGCTAAGGGCTTGGTAAAATCCGCAGACGACGAGAAAAAATATCGTGAGATTATGGAAAAAATCCACGGCATTGAACATATTAAACAAGATAGAGAGAAATTGCGCGGAGAACTCACTCCTCTTCAAGAAACTGCGCAGAAATATACGTCCATTACAAAAAATTTAGATAAGCTTTCCCAGTACGTTCGTACAGGAAACTACGAAGCATTTTTCCAAGAACTAGACATTCCTGAAGAAGAAGTCTTGCACTATGCTGCTCGTAGAGTACAATATAGAGAAATGTCTCCAGAACAACGCGCGTCTTACGACCGCAATGTTCAGGCTCAAAGAGAAGCGGTAACTTACGGTCAGCAAAACCAAGATTTACAAGTGCAAATGCACACGCTTCAACATCAACAAAGGATGTTTGAGTTAGATCAGTACCTAACGTCCCCAGGGATTAAGGAAATTGTTCAGGAGTACGACTCTGGTCGCCAAGCCGGAGCATTTAAACAGCTTGTTCAAGATCGTGGTGTTTACCACTATATGACAAGCAAGAAAGACCTCCCCGCAACGGATGTCGTTTCTGAAATTATGCAAATTTTGGGAAGAACGCCGCAGACACAGACCACGTCTGCACAAATGAGCAACCCGCAAGTCGCTCCTACTCAAGCCCAGCCAAAGGCTCCAGAGAAAAAACCAGTAATCCCAGCAGTAGACGGAGGAGGCGCAAGCCCCGCGCGACAACCGATTAAGTCTATGGACGATATTCGGAAAATCCGCGAAGGATTCGCTTCAAATTAACCTTAACTTTTAACGGAGTACACAATGGCTACAACAGCAACATTCGGTAACATGCTCAATGAGTATCTTACCTATGATTTGTTACGCGAAGAATTAATCAAGCGTGACTATCTCATGAAGACAGTAAACAAAGACAATAGCTGGAAGGGCGGCACAATGCCTGTTCCTTTCAAAGGCGCTGGAGCTTCTAGCGTTAAGTTTGGTGGATTAACAGCTTCTAACGACATTGGTGAAGACCTTTATGTTCGTGGTAACGTAACAGATTACAAAGAAGTTCACGGTTCACTTATTTTTAACCACAAAGATTTAATCCAACACGACGGTCGTATGCCTGAAGATACGTTCTTACGAGTTATGGAAGATACTCTTCCTGATTTCATGAACTACTTCAAAATGGTTGCGTCTATCGCTCTTACAACAGGCCCACACTTTGCGGTAGCGGTTGGAGACGGTGGAGTTGACGGAACAATCCAAGTGAACAAAGTAGATCGTTTCATGATCGGCCAAAAAGTCGTTCTTGATGACGGTAACTCTGCTCCCGGCACTTACTACGTAATCAACATCGACGTGAACAACGGCGTTGTAGGTTCTTTAGGTTCTGGAGACATCACACTTTCTGCTACTCGTGGCGGCGCTGCTGCTGACGTGTCAGCGTTCACAACTGCGCAAGCTGCTGTGTTTTACCATGACGGTGTTGATGCTACAGGTACAACTACTTTCACATCCCTTAAGTCACAACTTCTTCCTCTTGCTCAGGGCGGTTCTGCAAACTTGTTTGGTGTTTCCAAACTTGCTTACCCGTACTTGCAAGCGGTTGCTATTAGCGGTGCCGCGATTTCTGCTACAAACATCTTAGAGCACATCTTTGATGCTTATACACAAATCCGTTCTAAAGCTAAAGGTAACGCAAAAGAAGTTCTTATGGGTTACAAGCACTTCGGTTCGATCATGAAAATTATCGAAGCGCAAAAAGGTGCTTTCAAAGTTAAGCCTGATTCAGAAAGTGCCTCTGAGTACGGTTGGACTACAATCGAGATTGGTTCTGTTACTGGAACTTACCTCAAACTTGTAGCGATTCAAGAAATGGACGACGACGTAATGATGTTCATGGATTGGTCTGCTGTTAAGCTTCACTCTAATGGTCTTGTGCGCAAACATAAGTCTCCAGACGGTAACGAATACTTTGTTGTTCGTAACACAACTGGATACCAATATATTTGTGACATCGAGATGTACGGTGAGCTTGTAGTGAGCAAACCTGGACATTGCGGTATCATCCACTCTATTCCTAACTACTAAGT